AAGCCATCAGATGCTGCCCATACATTTAATCTACCTTCAAGTGTACTCATTTGAGGTCCAGATTGAAAAGGACTATTGATATTTTTGATTTCTTTTCTATAAAGTTTTTCCATAGAAGCTAATACACTAGGAATATCACGAGTCGTGGTTATTATTTTTATAGGTCTATCTAATGAATTTTCAACTAATTCGATCAATCCTGCCCAAGCTCTGGATTTATTAAAAACTATGGGTCTATCTGTATCAGAATGATAAGATTGAAATAAATCTTTTATAATTCTTAATTGTTTTTCTGGAGATTCTGATGCTTTGATTATCGGACTTGTTTTCCAGAATTCGTGTATCCCTTTGACTATTTCAGATAAACCGCTGGTGGCTGTGACGTGAAATTCTGGGTTTTGTGCTAATATATTACAAAGCAGTGTCGAACCAGATCTTGGCATTCCGTTAATAAAAAATATTTCTTTTTCTTTCATAGATCTACTTATTGACTTTGACTTAAATTACAATAATTAATTTTTATGGCAGAAACAGCGATTTTTCATATTGAAGGCGGGGTCGGTAAACACATAGCAGCATCAGCAGTTTTAAAAGCATATCATAATAAAAATCCAGAAACTAAAATTATAGTTTCATGTGCATATCCTGAAATATTTTACAATAATCCAATAATTGAAAAATCATTAAGATTAGGAAGCAATCAATATTTTTATAGAGATTTTATTTATAAAAAAGATGTTGAAATTTTTGCTCAAGAACCTTACAAACAAACATCGCATATCACTAAAGAAAAACACTTGATTCAAACATGGTGCGATATGATAGGAGTTGAATATAATAATGAAATTCCGCAAATTTATTTAAATTCTAGAGAAAAAGAAATATCTAGAACTTTAATTAACTTTAAAGATAACAAACCCCTTTTAATATTTCAACCATTCGGGGGAGCTGGATCTGCTACTCAAAGTTTACCATACTCTTGGGCTAGAGATATACATCCTGCGATTGCTCAAGAATTAGTAAATGTATTATCTGAAAATTATAACATAATGCATGTGTGTTACGATAATCATCCAGTTTTAAATAATTGTTTAAGAATTGATCAAAAAATGTCTAAAAAAGTTCTTATAAGTTTATTATTATGGTCAGATAAAAGATTATTAATAGATTCATGCTTACAACACGCATCTGCTGCTTTAGGGTTGAAATCTACCGTATTTTGGAATATTACAAAGCCAGAACTTTTTGGTTATTCTTTGCATAATAATATATTATCAGAAAATTCATATTTAGAAGGCTCCGCGAATTCTTATTTGTTTGATTATGACATTACAGGAATGATTGATGAATGTCCATACGATGATTATAATGAAATTTTTAATATTGAAAAAATACTAAAAAATTTATAATTTAAAAATAATCACCATAAATTGATGTGTCATTAACTTTGTTATTAAAGATTTTTTCTTTAACATATTCATCAACATCAAAATTATAAGTTTTTGCAGCGCTGGATACTTGTTCTGAAAGTGTAGTTCCGTCATTTTCAATTATAGAAGAACTTAAAACTCCACTGAATGAATTATCGTATACTTGAACATTATCATTTTCATGATTAAATCCAGCTTCAAAACTGTGATCAAATCTCTTAGCATTAATCTTCCAAACATAATGTCCCGCCATTGGATTGATAGTTGAGCTATCTTCGTCAATTACCTGAGTTACAACAAAATGTTTAGGGCTTCTTGAATAAGGTCTATCACACCCAAATGGAGTTAAAATAAAACCATCATCCGCTTTTGGTTCTATTCTTTGACCGTTTGCTGGATATACGCTTAAAGATTTATAAGCTGTTATAAATGTGTTGATGTGTATATACATTGTAACACTATCATCAGGCTCCCAACCATAAACTTGTAATGGTACTGAGTTGTGTTCATATTCTACATATGCACGTACTTTTATAGGTCCATAATACGGAGCTGTTGTATGTTCTCCATAAAAATTATTAGCTGCTGATAAATTATATGTGTGTATATAATAATCAACATCAACTCCGAAATTATTAATTAGTTCATTAAATCCGCTGTTATAAACAGCTCGTTCAGCTTGAAATCTAGAAGGGTCTGCAAATCCACCACACGCTGGTGAAAATATACCAGCAAAGATATTTGAAGGCTCAAGACATGATAATGGTGTTACAGGACATCCCATAAAATTATTTAACTTTTATTACAACTGCTGCTGGTTGATTATTGATATATCTACATTGCAATCCCAGATCACTGTTTTTACAAGTTAGAACTTTATTTTCTTGAAAGTTATCATAACTTTCGGTTGAATTAAACAATTTCATTAATATATCTGCAAACATATTACCTACAAATTGTTGACCCAATGATAATTGTGGTTTATATTCAGGTCGCTTCATCATAATTTTTCTTTCACTGGGATCTATTGTTAAGTTTCCTCCTTTTTTATTGAGATGGACTCCTAATTTAGCTCCTCCCAGTGCCATATCATGAGCATATTCTAAGAAAAATTGATCGAACGTTTTCACTGTAATTATTTAATAAAAAAGGGAGTCGAAAGACTCCCTTTAATATTTTATTTTGGGTTTGTTTAAATTATCTTATGTACTCAGCACCTTGTTTGTAGTTACCAACTTTGTTATTGGAACCAGTACCCATGTTAGGTTGCTTTGCGTTTAAAATTGCATGACCATAATCGCCGTCATCGCCAACTTCATCAGTGACATCTGAACTTGCGCTACCACCTTTTGGCTTTACTTTACCAACGGTGTTCTTCTTTCCTGTGAGTGATGAACCTTTTCCAAGAGTTTCTTCGTCTTCTTCACCAAACTCTGGACCTTCGTCTTCACCACCGAAATCAAGTTCGTCGCCTTCTGCTTCACCTTCTGATTCTGATTCGGTTTCACCCATAGCAGCCCCGATAATATCTAAAAGTTTTTCTGCGGTTGCGCGATCAAGTGTGATGGTTACATCACCTTCGCTGTCAACTTCATCACCGATCTCATCATCTGACATTTCGTCATCAAGACCAAGACCTTTGATGTCATTTTCAGCATCTTCATTACCCATTCCGAAATTTTCATTAAGAACGGACTTATACAATTTGTCGAAACTAAGTGTTTTTTTAGTCATAATGTTATTTAGTATTTCTTTTCCACTTTTTATACTTTCTTCTTTAATATTTTCTTCTCCTTCTTCAGATTGTAACATCAATTCTATTTCTTTTTTCTTTTTCTCTAAAGATTCTCTTTGTTCAGCAGTTAAGTCGGGGTTTTCTAATTTTGAAACGATTGATTCCAAAGCTTTGTTATTAAATCCAGTTGTTGTTTCTTCAGAATCTTCTTCACGATTACTATCCCCACATTTACAAACATCGCAATCACCTCCGCAATTATCATGCAATGCTTTACTATAACCTCCCTTTTCAGACGGTCCTCCATCTTGTTTAGGAAAATCACTATTAAAAGCATTTTCTGGTTGTTTATCTTCTTTGATGATATTATGCTTTAAGGAATTTAAAACATCCCCATAAACATCCCCGATTTGTTGCATGTCTTTTTTGAACATATTGTTATTTATCTTTTTTATATAAATAAACAGGATGGCAAAGAAAGAAGATGTAAAATTTTACATGGGAAATCAAAATCTCCCATCTAAAGGCAGCTCATTTGCATATACTCCAGACCAAATAACAGAATTAGAAAAATGTTCTAAAAATATTTTACACTTTGCTGAAAATTATTTCTTTATATTGAATGTTGATGATGGTAAGAAAAAAATCAAATTATATAAAGCTCAAAAAAGAGTTTTAAAAAAGATGATGGAAAACAGATTCTTCTGTTTATTAGCAAGTCGTCAGATAGGCAAGAGTACTTTGATGACAATTTATATATTATGGATAGCGAATTTCTTTCCAGATCAGAGAATATTATTGGTAGCTAATAAAGAATCAACAGCTATTGAAATTTTTAGTCGTGTTCGAATGGCATATGAAATGTTACCAAACTGGTTAAAATCTCCAGTTGTTGAGTATGCTAAAACAAGTATGGAACTTGAAAATAATAGCAGAATTAGCATTACAACAACAACAGGAACTGCAGCTCGTGGACAAAGTGTATCATGTGTGGTAGGCGAATCCATGGTGACTGTGAGGGATAAATTTTCTGGTCAGATTTGTGATATATCTATGAAAGAATTGGCAGATATTATCAAATCCGATGGTGATGAAATACATACACTGTTAGTTAATGTATAAATGCGGTCTTTTCTATTATGATGCATTAAATATAATTATGAGATTAAGTTCTATCGAGAGAAAATATAATTATATCTACCAAATAACAAATCTAATTAATAATAAAATATATATTGGAATTCATAAAACTGATAATTTGGAAGATGGTTATATGGGGTCTGGTTCTTTGATAAAGATGTCGATTAATAAATACGGTATTGAAAATTTTAGAAAAGATATTTTGAAATTTTATGAAACATATGAAGAGGCTATCGAAGAAGAGATTCGGTTAGTTACAGAAAGTTTTATCGAAGATCCTTCAAATTATAATATCAGAACTGGGGGAGTTAGTCAGATTAAGTGGTCAGATTATGCTAGAGAGAAGTTATCAAAATCTGCAAAAATTTTATGGAGTGATCCTAACCATATGATTAAAATGAGAGAGGTTTGTTATGATAATCCTGAGAGAAATGCAAAATTAGGGAAAGGTATTAAAAAATGGATAGTTACAAATCCAGAAAAACATAAAATTAGAATGGATAAGATAAACAAAAATCCTGAAAAGATTGAAAAAATGAGATTGAAACATGTTGGTATGAAGAGATCCAAAGAAGCTGTTGAAAATATGAAACAGGCACAATTGAAAATATATTCAGATGATCCGAAGAAAGCAAGTGAATTCAGAGGCAAAGGTAAAATTTATATTCATAATCCAGTATCTAAAGAAATTAAAAGAATATCCAAAACAGAAAGTATTCCAATCGGATGGGTGAAAGGATCTGGAATTGATAGAAAACAATCACATAAAAATTTAAATAAAGGAAGTGTTTTTGCTCATGATCCTATAACCTTAAAAAATAAAAGATTTGCGAATAAAGAACAAATTCCTGAAAATTATATAATAGGAAGATTTAAAAAATAATATGGCCGATTTCACAACACATAAAACTTACAAAAATAATAGATTTGAAATCTTAACGGATGTAGGTTTCAAAGATTTTAGAGGCATAATGATCGGGACAAATCCTGACAAAATTAGATTCACTCTTGATGATGGATTATCGTTAGATTGCACTCCCATGCATAAAATAATGTTAACCCACAATATTTGGATATATGCAAGGAATATAAAAATAGGTGATACATTATACGGTAATATAAAAGTTATCAATATTGAATCATATCAGAATAATGAGTTGGTATATGATTTTTTGGATATCGAAGATGTTCATAGATACTATGTAAATGGTGTATTATCGCACCAATGCCTCATAATTGATGAGTGTGCATTCATCGAACCTCACTTAATGGACCCCTTTTGGGCATCTGTATTTCCTATTGTATCATCTTCTAAAAAAGCAAAAGTTTTCATGTGTTCTACTCCAAATGGAACTGGCAATCTTTTTTATGATATATATAGAGGAGCAATTGAAAACACTAACAATTGGAGTCATGATAAAATTTTATGGCATGAAGTTCCAGGAAGAGATGAAAAGTGGGCAAAGGAAATCAAAGGTGGGTTAGCTTCTGAAGATAAATGGGAGCAAGAATTTAATTGTAAATTTATGAATGCAGGTACTGGCTCAATGACAGAAGATGCATACAATAAAATGAAACAATTTCTTTCAGAGCCTGTTGAAGTATTGATGGATGGAAAATACAAAATATTTGAACATCCTCAGCCCGAAAAGATATATGTTGCTGGTGTTGATACATCCGATGGCGTTGGTGGAGATTATAGTTGTATAAAAATATTAGATATAACAGATTTAAACGAAATAATTGAAGTTGCTGAATATTATGACAACACCATTCCAGTAGCTGAATTTGCTAATAAAGTACATGAAATATTATGTCACTGGGGAAAACCTTTGGTTTGTATAGAAAGAAACAATCAAGGCGGACAAGTTGTTGATAGATTGGCTTTGGATATGGGATATATGGATAAAATTGTATCCTGGGGTAGTAAATTAGCTGGTAGAAAAAGCACACAATTGCTTGGTATGATTTCTTCTAGAAATACAAAGTATAATGCGGTTGCAAATGCAAGATATTATTATAATGATAAATTAGCAGTTCAATTTAGAAATAAAGAATCTTTAGAAGAAATTGTTAAAGATTTTGTTAAATTGCCCAATGATAGTTGGGGAGCTAGTTCTGGAAAGCATGATGATAGAACAATGGCTATGATTTGGGCTTTGATGATATTGCATGATGATTTAATAGAACAATATTTCACAGTTGAAGAATATGATGATTGTGGAAAACCTTCAAAAATAACACTCAACAATTTTGGATTGAAATATTTTGAAAATTCAACATCTATATATACCAACGAACAGGTTGATGGTATTGAAAATAGTCAAATAGCTCCCGTATATTTTGGAAATTCAACAGAATTAAATTCAGATATTGCAGATTTACAAGCTGATGGCTGGGTTGGCTTGGGAGGTGGGTTTACAAATCCTAGATATGATTTAGATGCGGGACAAACAGAATTTATGGATAAATACTTTTAATCATGCAAGAGATTAAACAAAGCCCTCTGAATCAAGCAGCAAAGGACAAATTTTTATTGGTTTTTGACGTACCGCCAATTTTAAAAGAATTTTCAACAAAACATAATAGAAATAATAAAACTGTAATACCTGACAATGTTCAATTTTCAATATTTGGAACAAGTGTTCCTGACATAACGGTTCCTGGAATTGAAACAAGATATGCTGGATCAACACTATATATTTCATCTCATAGTAAAAATAGTTATCCACCCGTTGAAGTAAATTTTGCGGTTGATGGATTATATAATAACTATTGGTGCATATATCAGTGGTTAAATTTATTACATGATCAAAAAAGCGGGGAATATAATACTAGAAATGTCAGCATAGATGCTAATTTTAATGATTATCAAACCGATCTAACAATATACGGATTGGATGATTATGGTAAAAAAAGAATTAAATTTACTTATAAGAAAGCATTCCCAACAACTTTAAAAGGTTTGAATTATGATTATCAGCCTGGAGGTGATATGAGATTGGTTAGTGGTTTTGTATTTTTGTACAGTCAATTACATACAGAATTAATAGATCAAGAACTTTTTAAGTTAACTATAGATTAATTTAAAAAAAAATACTTGAAAAAACATAAATAAAGATATGGCAACTAGAACTATACAATCTCCAGGTGTTGAAATCAGAGAACGCGACCTTTCTTTAAGAATACCTCAAAATGTTGGAACAAATGTGTTTTTAGCAGGATTTGCTAATCAAGGACCAATTGATGAAGTTATAAAGATCTCAACAAGAGATGAACTGGAACAAATTTATGGAACTCCTACAAATAGCTCCGAACGCTATTTCTACTACTCAGTAAGAGAGCTTCTTAATTCACCTGCGAATGTTTATACTTTCAGATTACCTTACGGTGATGGAAGCGGTGACGGTTTTGGAAGCAGATTTTCTGCTCTCGTTTATCCAGCAAAAGCAATTTTCAACGATGCTGTAACATCAACTCTCGACTTATCAGCCGCTACATATGTATTAGGACAGCCTGTTCATGTAACTTTAACCGAAACCCAATACAGACAAGCTCTTGAAGGAACATTATTTGATTGGTCAGACACTGGTCTTTCATCAAGAAACCAATTGAGTGCAGTTACCGATCTTGGTAGAGCTGGATTGATTGTTTTCAACAAAGCACAAACAACAATCAACAGTCAATTTGAAGGATATTATGTCGGTATAGCAGATAATACCAACATCAACCCAGCTACAAATTTCGATGCTATCGTCGGAGTGAAGACCCTCAGCTTGAGTGGTAACTTTGTTTCAACACCAAACAACATTACTTACACAGATGTTCCCACTGGAACACTTGAGTTTGGCCTCAGTTCAACCCCAGGTGGAACTGCTAACAGTGTTTCTGAAATAATGGAAAAACTTACAAACTATAATATTGATGGTCGTGAAGATGATGACCTTCTAAATGTTGCAGTTTTCAAACTTCGTAAGAGTACATACGCTACCGAATCATTCAAGCTTGATTATGTCCTTGATGATGCGATTGTAGGATCTATCGACACTTTCAGAACTCAATTGAATCCTTCTGGAGGACCAGCGGTTCCATTCTTCTTAGAATCTGTCGATACAAACAGCAGAAATGTTGAAATAATGGTAAACCCATTCATTTCTAATAAGTTCCGCCAAACAAGCTTGAATTCAAGCGGTATTCCACAAAAGAGAATACGTGTCTTGACACAAGGAATGGTAACAAATTATTCAATATTGTCTGTAGATCTTCCAGGATCTGGAAACAATAGTACTATAAGCCTTTCTACTATACAATCACTATCCGCTGACATCGGTTATGCTGATGCTCTCACTCCACTTGGAGCATTTAGCAATACTGTAATCAGACAGAAAATTGTAGGAAATGTTCCAACTAAAATAAATCGTGCATTAGAATCAGTTAAAAATGATGAAATTTACGACATTGATCTTGTAGTTGAAGGTGGGTTAGGAACAATATTCACCATGGCGTGTGCTGCTCAAACACCATTCTATGATGAAACTCTCTACAATAACACTATAAAAACAAACGTTGATTCAATGAGAACATCACAGCCGATAGATAATAATCTTTCAGCTACTAATTTGAGAGCAAACTACACAGCAGTGTTCAATCAATTTGAAAACTTCTGTAATCTTCCTAGCAACACTGGTGGTAGAGGAGATTGTATGTTCATAGCAGATCCAATTAGACACTTCTTGGTAACAGGTAAGAATACAAAGATTCTTTCAGACAGAACTAGAACATTCCAAACAGATGTTTATTGGCCAATCAGACACCAATTGTCATTAACCAACACATCATATGCTGCAGTTTATGGTAACTGGGTTCAAACATATGACGATTTCACTGGTGACAAGTATTGGATGCCTTTATCTCCACACGCAGCTGCAGTAATGGCAAGAACCGATGCTAATGAATTCCCTTGGATCGCTCCAGCTGGATTCAACAGAGGTGTTCTTACAACATCAGCACTTGATTTAGCAGTTAATCCAAATCAAAAGCAACGCGATGAATTATATAAAGTTAATATCAACCCTGTATATTTCAGTGCAAGTGACGGTATGGTTGTAATGGGTCAAAAAACTCTTAGCCGCAAACCAAGCGCCTTTGATAGAATCAACGTAAGAAGACTCTTCTTAGCACTTGAAAGACCAGTTAAGAAAGCATCCAAATATTTCTTATTCGAACCAAACACTGAGTTCACCAGAACAAGATTTGTAAACACAATCACTCCATTGCTTGAGTTTGCTAAACAAAATCAAGGATTATACGATTATCTCATCGTAGCTGATGAGCGAGTTAATACTCCCGAAGTTATTGATAACAATGAGTTGAGAGCTGATATCTTAATTAAACCAACCAGAGCAGCTGAATTCATATTAGTAACATTCACAGCGACTCGCACAGATGCTAACTTTAACGAAATCGTATAAATTAATCAGATTTAAAGTTTGAATTTATTTTTCGGCAGATTTCTAGGAATCTGCCGAAATTTATATCAGCTTTCATCTTATTAATTTCCCAAGTTGCAAGGCATATATTATCTAATGTATATCCTTTGGAACTATCCAGTCTATCAATAGATATCATTTTTGGATTCCCTATTTCATATTCCATAATATCTCCAGTGTAATAACATTTCGAATTTTGATCGTTTGCCATTTTTATTATATCATTTTTTGTAATTGTAAAATCCATATTTTTCATTTTAGCTCTCGATTTAGCCGAAGAAAATATAAGTCCTATTTTTTTAACGGGTGTGTCTATGACCCTATTTGATAGGGTATGGCAAGCATCACATTTTCTAAATCTATTCTTATTAGCACCTCTTGAACAGGTAATATTATTCAATCTTCTATAATTATCTAAAGTTAATAAAGAATTACACACAGAACATTTTAAATCAAAAACATCATTCCATTTTATTTTATTATATTGTTCTAAAAGTTTTGGATATTTTTTGATAGATTTTAAAAATGTTGATATGTGCAGTTTCCCTAATTGCGTGGCATGTTCTAATGAATATGCTTTTTTATCTTCTATTATATTTAAAATTTCTATAATTTTATCATATGTTTCAGATAATTGAACTCTTATAACAACATCGCGCTTTGTGCGAACTCCTAATTTTTTCGCAGTATGCGTTAAAATCCCCACACTGCAATCATTGTCTAAAATTTTTAAAAGATCTTTATTTGGCATTTTACCATAATTTTCTTTAATTTTTATTAAATCGTTTTCACTTAATGAATATTTTATTCCCATTTAATTATTTAGTGAAATAGCCGCAGTAAATCAATAATATCTATTAAAATTTTTATAGTATTTCATTTTTTATTGCGTCTAGACTAAATAATTACATGCCAGCAAATATTGAAACCTTCTTTTCGCAAGCCGCACAAAAACAATTCTCAAGAGATTTCCTTTTTAGAATAAAACAAATCACACTCCCAGGTCTCAACTTGAATGGAGAAACTGATTTGATTTATGCTAAGTCAGGTATTCTTCCAGGAAGAACAATCGAAAATAAGACTGTGAGCTATGCAGGTCAGCAATTTAACCTTGGTGGAAGAGCAACTTATGCAAATGCTGAAGGTTATAGTATAGATTTTTATTGTGATCAAAATCTTGATTTAAGAACTAAACTTGAAAAAGCATCCAGAGTGGCATTTAATAACGAAGATACAACTGCTAACTTATGTATGCCAGGACCAGAAAGCACACTCACTCTTGATGTTCTTTCAATTCCTTGCACAAGAGAATCAGGTGCTACAAGCGGACAACCTTTACAAATCGTTAAAACTATACAATTAATCGGCGTTGGTATAAGACAAATCGGAGATTTAACTTATAACATTGCTGAAGGCACTGGTGAAATTGTATCATTCACATCTACATTTAGTTATCATTTTTATAAAGATTTTAGCGTTTAATCCATTCGCCTAAATATATCTATGGGCGTACAGATAAATGATTTTTTAAATGCTTTTAGCAGGGAGTCTAAGTTTTGCCTTAGTCTCCCTGTTTTTTGGACAGTTACTGTTGATGGTGTAGGTACAGGATCTATAAATTCAGTATTATCACGAGCTGGTGAAAAATGGCAAGCTAAAATGTCTCCTAGAGATATGATTAAAAATGGTAATTTGTTGGTAGCTCAAGAAGTTCAATTACCAAACGAGTCATCTTCATTTACGCCTATGAGCATGGGTAATACTGGAGGTTTTTTACCTGGTTATGGTTTAGAATCTAGAAGTGATTTTTTAAGCAGAAATGTTACTATTAATATATTAGAAACCAATCAAGATTTAGAACATAATTATTTCAGACCTTGGATGATAGCATTGGGCATCAAAGGATTGGTTGAAACTGGTTCTAGTTTAAAAGGAACGGTTGAAATTAAACAATATACAAACAAAGGTCAATTTAGAAAAGGATTTAGATTTAAAAAAGCATTTCCGACAGCGGTTGAAGGATTTACTTTAAATTACGACAATACCGATTTTAAAATAAAATCTATAACATTTGCTTGTCAAAATTACGAACAGTTATAATTAATATAATATGAGACTAACTTTTTTAAAATTAAAAGAAGTCGCAGAAATTATAGATACAAATCAAAATCAAAAACTTTGTGATTTTTTTAATGAATTTGAAGGAGATAATGTATATCAAAAATTCAAAACCATATTGAAATTTTGGGAATATCATGTGAATGATACATTAACTTTCAATCCCAATGGAAAACAACTAAATCTTCAAATATCTTATTTATTAAATGAATTATCTGATGAAATAGAAAGCGGTTTATATTTTGAAAATGATGATTTTAATTGCGAATTGCAATTAGCTAACACTTTTGTATATGATGGTGGTAATATGCCGATATATAATCTTATAAAAAATATCAACATTTCTAATGTATCATTAAATTTATCAGATTTAAGTTTTTATGATAAAAAAATGGTTATTGATAAATTACCAGCTAAAATATTTTCAAATTTGATAGACATTTTATCAAAAGATAAAACAAAAATTTTTAAACTTGAAAATAAAGCTTTGGAAAATATTAAATTGAATTTTTATACAAACGACCCATTTTTATTTTTAAAAAGTCTTTTTGGAAATTATTCAAAAGAATATTTTCAAGATGTTATATTTTTTATATCTAAAAGAATAAGTGCTGATATTTTAATGAATTCTGATGTAAAAGATGTAAATTTTTATATAAAGAAATATAGTGATGAAATAGAATCTCAACAAAAAAACTTACCATCGCTTGATTTTTAATACAATTTTGTAAATAGAAGAATGGACGATAATGTAAAAAACTTCCTTGATAAAATCGAACAATTAAAAGATGATAAAATAAAAGTTGATGTTTTATCAACTGGTAAAAAAATAGATTCTGAATCTTTAACATTCAAACAACAAAAAGACATTATATCAACAATAACTGATGGTATCGTAGGTCCATTAAAATTCCAAAAAAATCTAAATGATATTATTATTGAAAATACCAATAATAAAGATTTAAAAATTATAGATAAATTATTAATTGTAATTCAATTAAGAATTGATAGTATGGGAAGTTTTATAAAAATTTCAAATAAACAATACGATGTGCTTAATGGTGTAGTCGAGCAATTGAAAAAAATTAAACATACATTAAACAAGAAAATTACAGGAGGTATTGAAATAGATTTAGAAGTACCGACATTAACAGCAGAAAATCAAGTCATTTCGACATGTGTTGATGTTCTCAAAAAAGAAGCTGATAAAGATGTCGGTAAGAGTTTGAGCGAAATATATACATATGAACTTGTAAAATATATAAAATCACTCACCGTTGGAGAAGATACTGTTCAATTTTCTGAAATTTCAGTAAGAGATCGTATCAAAATTGTAAACAATCTTCCTTTATCTATAAACAAACAAATTATTGAATTTATACAAGATATAAAGCAAAAAGAAGTTGAAGTTCTTAAAGTTGAAATTGATGGAGAAGTTCACCAAATTGATATTGATGTCGCATTCTTTGATGCTTGATCCTAAATAATTATGTGGAGCTAGGTGATATCATAGTAACAATAGGTCGAATCTTAAACAATCTTGAAAAAATTCAAGAAGAAAAAGGCGTACCCAATACTCAACAAAATTTAATAGATAATAATATTAATAACTCTTCTCTTGGTAAAAAAAGAGAAGATTCTTCTTTATCAGGATCTGATAAGAAAAAACTAAAAGAAGTATTTTCATTGTTTAATGAATCTTTTTTTGCTTATCAGAAAAAGCAAAAAGAAGACACAACTCAACAAACATTAATTTCTAAACTAGAAAGACAAAACAAACCTAAAGAAACTGCAGTATCACCAGATAAGAAAAAAGGTTTTAATTTATTGGACTTTTTATTACCTCTTGTCGGTGGAGTTGCATTAATTGGAGCAGCTATACCTACCTTAATAGCGTCATTGTTTGAAAAAGTGGGATTTGCTGGTGATGCAATGAAGGTTTTAGGCAAGGTTGGATTAATAGGTGGGTTGAAATTATTAGGCGCGACCTTTTTGAAAAGATTTGCATTAACAGCTTTAAAAAGAATTCCATATGTTGGAGGATTAATTAGTTTGTTTTTCGCTTATAAAGAATTTAAGGCTGGTAGAATAATTCCAGGATTGCTTGAAATAGTGAGCGGATTGGCTAATTTTGTTCCATTTGTTGGTCCTATATTATCAATAGGTGTCGATGTATTAAAAGCATTTTTAGAATCCCAAGGAACATTTGCTGAAGGAGGTGCATTAAGCAATGCTAATGCTCTGGGAACAATCAAGGGCTGGGCATCTAACATGGGTAAATGGATATGGGATAATGCATTATATATACCTATAGTTGGATCACTTAAACGCTTTGGAATGGCTTGGGATGCTTTTGGATCTGGTAATTGGAGCGAAGGATTAAAACAGACTGTTTATGGATTAATATCCATTGTACCAGGGGGTGGGTTTTTAATAAAAGGATATGAATGGTTATCATCATTTTTATCTGCAAGCAAAGAAGAACAACAAGCCCAAATAAATGAAGGTGGAGTTATGGGAACTATCAAAGGATGGATATCTCAAATTGGAACATACATATCTGATAATGCTATGAACTTGCCTATTGTGGGCGGCATAAAAAGATTTGGAATGGCGTGGGATGCATTCACAAGTGGAAATATTGGAGAAGGATTTAAACTTTTAGGAGAGGGTGTTCTTGCTTTTGTTGGAGGTGGTCCTTTGGTAAGTGGTTTCAATATGTTAGCTGGTTGGTTACTTGGAGGAGAAACCGAAGATGAAAAATCATTATCTCCTGATGGAAGTTGGAAAGATAGATTAAAGAATTGGATAAAAGGTAAATTACACAAATTGCCAGCTTTCTTGAGAAAACCTCTAGAATGGTTTGGTATATTGGATGAAACTGGAGCAGAAACTGGAGATAATGCAACGGTCTCCGCACCTAAACCAACATCCAAAAACAAAAATGACAATATACCAAAAGAGGAAAGCAAAGGATTCTTTTCTAAAATGGCAGATTCTATAGGTTCTGGTCTTGAAAGTCTTGGAAGTCTTGCAAGTGATATGTTTTCTTCTTTGAAAACATTAGGTAAAAACGCATTTGATGCAGCATTTAAAAAGTTTTCCGAAATACTTCCAGAACTTGAAAAATTCACAAGTGATATATTTGATAAATTTTCAAACCAAATAAGTTTAATTTTACCAAAAATAGAATCAGCACTGATTGTGGGAGTTGATAATTTATATAATATGTTATCAAGCGCATTCGATAAAATATCACCAAAAATATCAGAATCATTAAAGGGTATTGGTTCAATTATAGTTGATGTTTTTAATGCAGCAAAACCAACAATATCAGAATCATTAAAGGGTATTGGTTCAATTATAGTTGATGTTTTTAATGCAGCAAAACCAATAGTTTCAGATTCTTTTTCTTCATACTTAGAAAGTTTAAAAGATATATTTTCAGGAATCATTCCCGATATTAAATCTGTTATGCTTAACGCCTTTGTTAAACTTTCTGAAGATATTATTAATTTAGCTGGTGAAATTCCAAATAACAAATATGAAACATTAACAAATAATGAAAAAGGTCTAAATTCTAAAAATGACCAAACAGAATTTAAAAACAATGAAGCTATAAGTGTTGCTCAAATTATTGAACATGCTAGTTTAAATCAATGTAAATATTTAGAAGCGCTTGTCAATATCGGTAATTTGACACTTAAAGAAATGAAAAGAATGAATGGCTCAAGTGGTAGCGCATCTGTTATTCCTCAACCAATCCCTATGATGTCAGATGGTGGTAAAAATAGAATATCATTAAGTGATAATAGAATGGGATATGCTGGGAGTGTATATGCTCTTGGTTGATAAATAATATTGTGGGTAAATACAATGTTGTAAAAGATTATGATTGGACGAGTGTACCAAGAGGAGCTGCTTTAAGAAATGATGCTCCTAAAGTGGTATTGCGTTCATATAGAATTGTATCAAATCAAGTTATAGATAGATTAACTTCTTATTTAGAAGTAGCCAACAAATCAGCAGAACAATTTTATAATGATTTATACAAATCTGCAAAATTAGAAGACGATTTTTATTTTCCATATTTCAGTGATCAAGCTAGAAGTTTCAATAATCAATTTGGAGATACATTCCAAGATGGATTTGGAGGAAGCGGTGGCATAGGATCTACATTAGATACCATAGCTCAAAAATATATTGGAGGTGCTACTCAAATAACAGCAATGGTCGGTGATCAAGGTATAAATAAAGCCGAAGGTGCTTTTAAAAATAAAGATATAGGCGGTGCGGTGGGTGCGTTGATGGAAGGTCTTAAGGGCGGTGGTAGCCCTGGGTCATATATAGAAACCCCAAAAATGTATGATTATTCTTCTGCAAATGAAGGAGCGATGGATATTTCTTTTATTTTATCAAATACTTTAAATTCTGATTTTAATAAAAATTACGAATTGGTTAAAAAATTAATTGAAATTAACAGACCCAAAAGAAACGATGCCATATCAATGGACCCTCCTAGAATTTTTAGAGCTAAATTATATGGATATCGTTATATACCATGGGCTTACTGTAGTTCATTCAGTGTTCGTTTATTAGGAACTAAAAGAATGGTCAACGGAGTTATCATGCCCGAAGCATATGAAATAAACATGGGACTGCAACCATTGACAGCAGAACCATCAAACTTTATGGAAAAGGTAAAATAATATGGTGGACGCTGGTCAATATCAAAATGAGATTACATCTTTGAGCGCATTAAACATCGAAGATTATGAAAGAATATTTAAAATATTCAAACAATCTATAGATGATAAAGAATTTTATACATATAATATTCTTAAAAAGATAGAATTTCCAACATTAGGAAACCAATTTTTAGAATTTTATAATGTACAAGCTAGAACACCACTAACAACACTATCATATAGAATTTATGGAGATATTAAAAGTTGGTGGATAATATATTTACTTAATAAAGATAAATTCGATGGCGCACCATTTTATGTGAATGGAGGAACGGAAATATCATACATACCAATTGTATATAAAACTTCCATATATGTTGATATCACTAACTCTACAATTTTCGGAGGGAGACATTATTAATGGCTGACATTTTTAAAATCAACGATGCTGAATTTGAGTGTGAATTTAAATTGACCAATTCGGATGGTCAAGAAGTTAAATTCACGAAATCTGCTGTTAAAGGAATGACATTGGTTGATAATATATTCGAACCGTTTGAATCTGGTACAATATCAATTGCTAACCCTTATGATTTTGTAGAAAATAAATATTTTATAAGAGGAGATGGCAGAGACAAATTTAAAATAATGTTCAAAGCCAAAGATGGTAAAAAAGAAAAATATGAAAACACATTTTGTATAACTAGCGATGATAATGCTGGATATCCCGACAATAGATTAGAAAATATTAAAACTTTCAATTTAGTTGATGCTAAAGTATTACCATTTTTAGAAAAAATACCATACGCAAAAACATTTTCAGGTAAAGTTGGAGATATTTTAAAAGATATTTTTAAAGAACTTTTAGGAGAAGATAAAATTGGTGATTGGGAATCTGGAGATTTTGAATTATCATACATACCACCTTTAAATTGGAGGTATATAGATCTTGTATATTATTTGTTGCGAGTTTTTTATGCAAAGGCGGATGATATTTATGTAAAGGCATTTTTGCAATGGGATCATTCTAAAGAAAAATTCAATCTTCAATTAATTTCAAAATTGTTTGAAGATAATAAAAAGAAAGAAAATTTAATGGATGCTTTTGCGATTGGAGATTTAACCAGCGAATTTGATCCAAGTAATCCAAACAACCCTCCTGCAGACGCTGAGACTGGAACATACATTGGGGGTAGTAGAAATATAGGATATTCAACACCATCTCATGATATTACAAATAATTTTTTTGTAAATAGAATAGTGCATGGTTATGATCCTATTTTGGGAGAAACTAAAATTAAAAAAATAGATATTAAAAAATTAAAAGACAAGTGGAAGAAAAAGTTTGTTGATGTTTTCAGTTCAATAGGTGGTAAGCCAAAACCCTGTTTAGTATTCAATAATACATTACCAGAGAAATTTAAGCATTATAGAATGCCTTTTCAAATTGAAGATAGTGTTAAGATAATTGAAGCTGAAATGAATGCCGCTTTGATATTTTATAATTTACAAGCGACATTTGTCAATTTGGGAGATACATTTAGACAAAGTGGTAAATTCATAGATATATATAAAACAAAAAAAGAACAATGGAAAAGTGATGAAAAATTACTTGGTAGATGGTTGGTAACAGAAATTCAACATATATTTTATGCTGATTTATATAGAAATCAATTTTTTTGTACAAAAACATATATAGGTCCAACTAGTAATGTTAGCGATGATGCTGAATAACAAATAAACACAATGCGAAATAAAGTTGAAATATTAAGAGCTATAGAGTTCACAAAAGAAGATCTTGAAAACATCAAGAATCTTAATGAATTTCCAGAGTTTACTTCCAAGGATAGAGAATTCATGGAAGAATTTAAAAAAGTTTATGAATTAGGACTTAATCAACTTGAAAAATTTATAAACAAGCTAGATTCTGAAGGTTCTCAATTAGATATATTCACCGTTCGTTATTATGTAAATCAATTGTTGGGAGGACCATTGGGTCAATATACCAGAGAATTATCAAAAAATAAAAAATATTTTAAAAACATACCAGATATAATGGGAAGATGTGGAAATATAGAAGTGACGAATTCTAATGTTACCATAGTTCCAAATTCATCAGCTCCGATTGGACAAACTGTTGATGTGTATAATAAAATTCCAAAATTTTTACAAGATATATCCATTGAAGGAAGTACAATAACAGAAAATGTTTTTAGAAGTGGTATGATACCAACTTCTTGTATTGATAATACATTGCCGTTGATAGATAAAAAACCTCAAGATAGAATAGACACTGAAGATTCAGGATCTTGGCAAAGTCAAGCATATGGCACTTATTGTGTTCGTGATAGATTTTTTTATAATGTATTGACACAGATAAGTTCTGATATTTTTTCAAAAGTTAAAACATATTTAGAAGATGAAAATTATAGAATATTTTATGATAAGAAAACATACAATTCATTCGACTCATCTAAAAACACATCAAAATCATCAAACTCTAGAGTTGTTGTAGATATAAACGGAGAAGAAGTTGAAACTGATTTAATGGGTGATATTTATGATTCTTTTGAAAGAAGAAAAAGCAGCTTGAAAATTGAAACCGAAACTAAAAATGTCGAGTATGAATTGAGTACTAACGTTGGTCAACTGGGAATAAAAAAATAATTATATATCTATAACTTTATTATTTTCTTTTTGAACATCTGCTGTTTGTTGAATCATAATTTTAAAAAGTTCTTCTCTGCTCATAGTTAACCGAGTCATCTCTTCATGTTCTTGAGATTCTTTTTTACTATCAATATCCATTTGTTTTATTTTTACAGCAGTGTCATTTTTATTATTTGCAATGCTTCTCTTTTGTAATACTTCTAAATTTCCTTGAAATGATTTTGCCAATTCAGCCAATGCCAGTACTTGTTTTTCGTCTCCTGTTTGTTTTACAAGATCCGCTTGCTCTTTCAGTACATCAGCAAGATCAATAACAGCCTTTGATCCATATTTTAAAATAAAAGAATCGACATCTTCTGGAGAAAGTTCTGGATAATCTTTTTCAATATTTTTTAAATTTTGACCCTGATTTTTAAGTTGGTCTATAATGCTATCAGCGACTTCATCTAAACTGTCATCTTGATATTCCATAAAATTATTTAATTTAATTACAACGAGATTGACAATTTGCAATAGGGTGGTAAATTATTCTTATGATTGATTTAAATGGAAAATCGGTTCTAATTACAGGAGGATGTGGCTTTATTGGAAGCAATTTTATAGAATATATTAATGATAATTATAAAAAAGTTGATATATTTAATATTGATAAATGGGGAATTGGTCACAGAAAATTAACAGGTTCGGTACTTTCAAAATATAATAATTACAGAGAAATCCATATGGATATATGTGAGCTAGATTGTAATAAAAGTTTCTTTTATAATGGAATTTTAAACAAAACAAAATTTGATTATGTTTTTCATTTTGCAGCAGAATCTCATGTAGATAGATCAATAAATGATCCCACTAGTTTTATAACTAGTAATGTTGTGGGAACTTCTAAATTATTAGAATTCATGAAAACTAATAATCCCGATGCTAGAATTATTTGTATTTCGACTGATGAAGTATATGGACAATTGCCAGCAAACGAGGGAGTATTTTTAGAAAGCACACCATTAAATCCAAGAAGTCCGTATTCAGCATCAAAAGCTGCATCTGATTTACTAGCATTGGCATTTAACCAAACATTCGGTATGGATATTCTTGTTACAAGATGCTGTAACAATTTTGGTCCTAATCAACATGACGAAAAATTCATTCCAACAATTCTTAAAAGTTTATTAAACGATAAAAAAATACCAGTTTATGGTAAAGGAGAAAATGTAAGAGAGTGGATTTTTGTTGAAGATCACAACAAGTGTATCCTTGAAATTGCCGACCGAGGAGAGTCTGGTCAAGTATACAATGTATCTTCTCCAGAAGCTTTTGAATATTCAAATTTAGATTTGATTAAAAAAATTCTTGACATATTGTACAACGGTGATAAAAAGATTGAAGATGCAATTGAATTTGTCGAAGATCGTAAAGGACATGATTTTAGATACGCAATAGCATCAGAAAAAATGACATACAAATCAGAATTTAAAAAATTTGACGATGCTTTAAAAGAAACTGTTGAGTTTTATAAGAAAAAATTCACTAATAAAAAACTAGATTAAGATATGCACAACAGGTCAAGCAGAACTTGACTTATAACACACAATTTAAACATATATGCAGTTAACATTTGAAAATATAGTTGTATTTTTAGCTTTTATACTATATACTTGTGTATGCATTGCTCATGCATATAAACAAAATTATGCATGGGCAGTAGTGTGGGGAGGATATGCTATATCCAACTTAGGCTTAATTGTAGCGCAATCACTAACAAAATAAAAATTATGGGAATGTACGATTATATAAGAGTAGGAACAACTCTACCAGAGTTGCCAGATGCAGTTATCTCTCTTTGGGGAGATAAAGTGAGTGATATTGCCTTTCAAACAAAGGACACACCAAACCAAGCAATGTCAACTTACAGGATTGATGGGAATGGCCAATTATGGTTTAAGCAGGTTGAAGGTCGTTGGGAAGAGGGTAAAAAGGTTGCAGACGATGCACCGTTTAGTGAAAAGATAGCTGCGATGGGTCACTTTGTAGTCGAAGCAGAGTGGTATGAGAAAGAATGTTTTAGCGGAAACATTCACTTCTATGAAAGCTATAGTCATCCAGAATATCATGAACTCGATGATCATGCTGGAAATAGCGATGAGTGGATGAGGTTCGTCCGTGGATGGATAGAATATTCTGCACTTTTTAAAGATGGTAAGTTGGTTGGTGATATCGAGTTAGTTAAACATGAAGAGCCGCAAAAATTAACCGATGAAGAACTTGCAGAAAGTAAAGCAAAGGTCGCAGCTCAACGCAAAGAAATGGAAGTGCAGTTCAGAGAGAATCGTAAAAAATATCCAACAGTTGAACAAAAGCTTATTGACAATATTGATCGTGAGTGTAAACTTGCTGAGACTATTATGGATGAAAATGATCTTGGTCATGCTCTAAGCAACATTAGAATTTTAATTAAAGAATACAGAGAAAAAATAGATAGATGGTATGAAAGCTGAAGAAGAAAAACTATATACCTTTCGTGGTAAAACATTTCCGTGTAATCCAAAAACAATACAAAAATTAAACCTTGCACTTGCATACAATCAATCAAAAGAAAGATATGAAGAAGTTAAACAAAGAACAACAGACGAAAGTAGAAGCAGCGAGAGAAGCGGTAATTAAGCTTCAAGAAGCGCAAGAACTTATTTATTCCGAGTTGACTGATGAGATTGGTTGGGATAATGATTGGCTTTATGATTATGTGTTTAATTGCTCTTCTGAAGATGAATATACAACCAAGGTAAGAAGAGAAATTTTTGAATAATTATGGCAACAACCAATCCAATTACTGGAGATGAAATTAAATCAAAATCTCTGACAAAAGAAGGAAGAGAAAACTATGATTTTATTTTTAGAAAGAAAAAGCAAATGAGTAAATTAATATTAGCAAGTGCAGGATGGTGCGGACCGTGCCAAATGATCAAATCTCAATTAAAAGCTAAAAATTTATTTGATAAAGTTGAAATAAAAGATGCTGATGTTGACATTAAATTTTTTAAAGATAATAATGTGAAATCAATTCCTCGTCTTTTTGTTATGGAAGATGATAAGGTTGTGGATATGATTCAAGGAACTGAAGCTATTATCAAAAAAATAGAAGACCAATAATGGACGAAGATTTACTCAAGATGGATGGATACGACGATTGTATCATTGGAGTTGTTGAAAGATTTGGGGGAGAGTCCTATATTCTATATGATAGAGAATTAGTTCTTGAAAAACTTCAAAAAGGTGGTATGTCTTATGAAGAGGCTGTTGAGTATTATGAATTCAATCAATTAGGTGCTTATGTCGGGGAAAGAACTCCAGCATTTTTGATTAGAGATTACGAACTATAACTTATTTTTAGATGATTAATTTATGATTAAAAGAATATTCCAAGATTTAGATGAGTGTATCTTGCATACATATGCAAACAGCGTGCCGCCTAGCGAGTATGTTGAGTTTATACTCAGTGAAGACATGCATACCTATCGTACGATGATTCGTCCGTGCGCAAAGCGACTCTTTGAATACTACAACAGTGTCGTAGGCAAAGAAAACGTTTATATTCTTACAAGCGCTACTCGTGACTATGCTCACGAATTAAATCGACTTGGTGAGTTTGGTTTAGATAACGATCACATCTACACACGCGAAGACATTCAGCAGTATAGCATTTCACATGGTTATGGTGGCGAAGGCACACTTCCAATGCCTATCGCAGACAAAGACAATGTATTGATTGATAATCTTCCACCTCGCTATAATTACAACAAGATGGACATGATGGGCATCGTCACTAAAAACTACTATCAAACAAGAGAGTATTATGGCTTGAATGATGATGACGAATATTTCTTTGAAGATGTTGTAGAGTTTATCAAAGCGAGACTATGAGCAGAGAAATTAAATTTCGCTATTGGCACAAAAAAGAAAAAAGATTTGTCTATTTAAAAGCAATCAATTTTATAGATGATATGGTGACATATGATTGTCAGGGGGAATGCAATTATGTTGATATTGCTCCATTCGATGATATAACTCCTCAACAATACACTGGACTCAAAGATAAAAACGGTGATGAGATTTATGAGGGAGATATTGTAAAAGCGACATCTGACCAATACGAAAATGAAAACTTTGTCGGCAAAGTGATTTTTGATGAAGGGTGTTTTTTAAC